GTCTGGAATTTCTAAAGTTAAGTTGTTTGGATTTTTATCGTAGGCAATCATTACGTCTGCCCCAGCAGTTCCAGCACCTTTTAGTTTTGGTACAGCAACAATTTCATCAATGTATGGACTCGTCTCTAAGAAAAACTCCAAAATAGTTTTGTCGCTGGTTGTGCTACGTGCAGTTGTAGCTAAAATGCTATATTGAGCTAATGGCAATAAAATAGTGTTTGGTTGCTCTATTCCATTTGTATCATCAATAATTTTAGAAACCATACCGTTTAAATCTTCTAAAATTTCAGTTGCTGTTTTATTACTGAAAAGCGGAGATGCACTTGCTCCATTTGGAACAGTGTATTCGCCGATATTAGGATGAGTTAAAAGTCCTTTTAAGCCTGATTTCTCATCGCCATACAATGCAATATTATCTAATTTTTGCATTGAACCTTCCATAGCTATATTCATTCGTCGTTGCTCTAATGATTTGCCAGCTCTTTGGCTTGCCTTTACTTCTTTGTAGTTATAACCAAATGCAATACCTAAATCACGAACTTGAACAGTTGTTTGTTTTCCGCTAACTTCTGCTCTAGGAAAGTCACTTGCATAATCAGAAATAATTTTGGCCATGGCTTTACCTTCGTATGTATCATAAGTAATTGACATAGCTCCTGACCCAGCTTCGCTTGATACTGGAATTAAATTACCTTCTGCAAATTGCAATTTTGGAAATTTAACATCATAAGATTTGCTCTTTATATATTCTAACTCTCTGGCAAAGTTCATTGATTCTTTAGCATCTAATCTATCATATTGTTTTGACATATTTTTCTACCTCCTATAGTGATACTTCTACCATTGCTAATTCACCAGCTGATGCTGATTTAGCGATAGATAAGCCACTGATTAAACTTGCGTTACCTGAATCTGAGTCTGATCTAATCTTACCTAAGTCTGATGTTAATCTAGGTTCTACAGTTTCAGTAATAATTGCCCCTGCTTGTGAAGCTCCTTCTGTAACAACAAAAGAACTCAAAACAAAGTCATAGTCTAATCGTGAAACAACAGTGATTGTATCTGTTCCGTCAGAAGTAGCCGATAATACTTTTGTACTTGCGTTTTCAATGGCTTGAGCTAAATTAGTTAATGTTGTTGCGTTGTCTGTGGCAAAAGGAACCTCTGATATTGCAGTTCCGTCTACTAAACCATTAACTTTGTTACCAGTAACTAAGTCTGCATCAAAAACTAATGTTTGAGTCTGAGATACAGCAGTTGTTCTAACATATACGGCAGAAATGGCAGTCATTGCATCTTCTGCAACCATATAAACAGAACCATTTTTTAATACGTTAACAGTAGCCTCATCTTTATAAGCAGGGTAATCAGTATCATCTGATGACTCTATAGCTTGTGTAGAAGTTGATACTCCTAATGGATATTTAGCGTTAGTAATATCTAATGCTTGAGATGGTAGTTTGCATTGGTTATCTTTATCAGTTCCCAAAACAACAACTCGTCCGAAAGGAATAACCCCTTCTGCGGATTTAGATAGTACAACTTTGTTGCGGATATCGGCGATTTGACCTTCTACGCCAATTTCCATGTCAAATGAATAATTTAATTGTGCTGACATTTTTATTCTCCTTTCCAGTTATTTAGTCTTGTTTCTAACCAAGTATTTTTATTGGTGGCTGAGTCCATTTTAATGTTCTCATTTCTTGCCCCTACAATTTCAGCACCAATAGAATCTACTTTTTCTGCTTTTTTAATTGATTTAACAGCTTTAAAAGCAACGTCAATTAATTTAGAGTCTGCATCTACTAATTCAAAAGAATCTGTTTTAGACTGAATGTATTCAACCTTCATTTCATCGTTAGACATTCCATCAAGTTTTTCTTGCTCAATTTCAAATGAATCATTGATTAATTTAATTAATTCAGCTCTCTCTTTTGCTTTTTCAATTACATTGCTATCAAAAGAATCAAGTTTTGCTTTTGCTTCTTCAAGCTCTTGCTCTACTTCTTTTTTTTCTTCATCTAAAGAATCAAGTTTTGCTTTTAAGCCTGTAATTTCTTCTTCATAGTTTTTAGAATCGGCTTTTAGTTCAATTACTTTTTTTTCTAAAGAATCTAATTTTTCTTTATTTTCCATATTTTCCTCCATATTTTTTTTGTTTGGCTTTTCTTCTTCGGACACCAAAACCGCATCTTCATTATCAATGCGAACCATCGACCCAGCACGCCCTTTATTAACAATGGCAACATGATTATAACGTATTTCAGTTTGAACTGAATCGTACTCTTCGTTTTCTTCAATCCCTTTTTTATCAAAAACAACTGAACGATAACCACAACTCAATTCTTTTTTACCATTTTCAATTTCGGTTATTGTATTTTTATCCGTAATTGTTAATGGTACTCTGACATACTTATCATCTACGACCTCAACAGAATCCCCAATGAATCCAACTTGATATTCTTTTGCATTTTCGGCAGTAATCATTTCTATTGGATGTTCGTTTGTGATGATTTTGCCTAATATGCTTTTTAAAGAATCTTCATTAAATACTTCTGCTTTTGGCCTAAGTTCTCTAACGTATGACCCATCTGCTTTTTTATACAAAAAAACGCCTGATCGTGTAACTCTTGCTGGAATACGTATAAATCCCTCATCTGTTTTTTCGTATTTATCAAGTGAGTCTAAATTTATTTGCTCATATCTATACATACTATTAATATAATAACACATATTATATATAATCAATACAATTGTTATTAAACAGTCTTTATTTTAATTAATTTATTTAAATACCATTGAGCTTTTTTTAAATCATCTAGCTCATTGCCTTTATGTTTTGATCTTGAAATATACTTTACAATATTTCCTTTTAGATAACCAGAAAACTCTTCTTCACTCATTTTTGCTTGCATATAGTCGATTGTTTCAATTCCCCCAAAAGTATAATGTGATGGGGAATCTACTTGATTATTTTCCATTCTTTAATTATAGAGAATTAGTTTACACTTTTCAACGCTCTTGACTTATATTTAAAGAGTTATTATTATTGAATTAACAATTTAGTAGGGTGACTCCTACCAATACAAGTCTTTGAAAGTACCTAGAACGCACTTTCAAACACCCTTGGAGTCACCAACACAACCCCCTTTTTTTAATTTGTTAGATATTTTACATAAATAATTAATATATTCTTGTGTATTCATAATCTGATATGTAAAGCCTTCTTCTCCCTTTTTTACTTTATGTTTATTCCCTATTCCTGTAACCACGTCTTTATCGTTAAATCCATATTTTTTTTGCAAAATATCTTGTAGCGGTTTAATTGGGTTATCCCAATCCGATAGGCTTGAGGACATATAAAAGTCAAAAACAATATAATATGGTGGCTCTGGCAATGGCTGAGGCTTTAATATGTATAATAGTTCTTGTTCATATTTTTTATATTGTGGAGTTTTAAAGCGTTTGCCCTGCCAACATTTATTAACTGACAAGGGCTTTATATTGCATTTACCAAAAATCATTCGTTATTAGTTAAGGGTTGATCTTTTTGAGGCGGGCTTTCGCTTAAAACGGTATCTAACGAAAATTCATTTCCTTTAAATCGATTATTTCTAATGTCTTCTGATGTTAATACGTTCATTTCATAGTAGATTTTATCTTTTTCGGCCACTGTTTTTTGAAGCTCTGCTTCTTCTGTGTCTGAGTGTTGCCATAATGGGTTAAACACAAAAGTCAAATTTTCATCAATAACGCTATTTGTTGCACCTTCTTTGGCTAACATAATTAAATTAATAATTTTTTGTATTGGCTTTCTTAAAACGTCTTCTTGTTGATTTGAAACGTGGTCATACCAGTTTCTATTTTGATGTTCAGCGTTATTATTTAAAACACCTTTTGGGGATTGCCCTAATACGATTGTGTGAGGCATATTAGTCGCAGCCACTAAGCGATGATTAATTAATTCTAATACATCTCTAACCCCGTCGAGCGGAGTAGATAGTATTTCTAACTGATCTTCTGAATCCATTAAATCAGTTTTAAAAATGCTTTTTATTAAATCTTGCATTTCCATTCGTTTAGTCAATAGATTTTCCTCATCGTTTGAAAGCATAAGTGCCAAGTCGTTTATTTTCATTATTCGCTGTCTAAAATCTTGCATTAAAGAGGCAATGGAGTCATGCGTTTGACTATAATTAATGATTGGGTTGTACAAACTTGATAGTATGCTGTCATGCCAATAATTGTTGGAAATAAAAAATCTATTTGGTAATGGATTTCCATCAAAACGTATTAGTCTTGAATGATGAATTTTTATGTTTTCATATGCATTGCTTGAACTGAGAGTGTATTCTTCTGGCATACCAAAATTGCTTGATTTAATATCTTTATTAATGTTAGTCGTTGGAAAAAGCTCATAACGATTAAAGCATAGTATGCTATTTATTTTTTTTATATTTTTGTAATCTATTTCTTTTTCAAGCGATCTGCCATCATCTATATTAATAAATAATGCAGAGCCACCATACAATCTGGCATCAATCCATGCTTTTGTAATTGCTGTTTTTAACTCTAAATCTGAAAATATTTTATCAAATTTATTTCTTACTTCTGGTGTTACATTGTAAATTTCAAACCATTTTCGTACGCCTTCTTCCGGAACACGATCAACAATTTTTCTGGCTGTCGCATCCGCAACGTAAAGGTTTTCTGCTTCTTGCTGAGTTAGGATATCTGGACTAACATTAACGTTAACACGCTTGTCTTTTTTAGCTGTATTTAGCCCTGTAATGACATTTTGTATGCTATCAATTTTTACTGTCGGTTTTTTAATTACCTTTTTAGCTTTTGTTGCTTTTTTCTTCATAATTATAATATAGCATACAATTAAATTTTAATCCCAAGAAATGCTTTTGTTGTGTTGTGTTTATTTAGTCTAATTTCTGAAAGGCTGTATCTCAAGGCATCAATGCAATGATTATTAACGTCAACTGGAATATCTGTTGGGTTATGATTTATATCTTCTTTCCACTTATACATTTTCAGTTCCTTGTTAAGATTTACTGAATCTTTTGTTATGTATAGCTTTCTACTTTTGATTAAATCAATCCCATCTTTAATCGAGTTTTTGCCTTTAACTGATGGTTTTGCATTAAGTCCTGCACGTCTCATTTCTTCAATGACTTCTGGCCTTGAATTATCAATATATATTGGGCTATTTCTTTTATTTATTAGAGTTTTACATTCTTCAATAATTTCTTTAGTTGTCATCATTGTTCTGTACAATAGCTCTTTCGCATAAATATTGTTTTCGTGTATTCTTGTTTGAATTAATGTTGTCGGGTCGTTATACCCTAAATCCAGCCCATATATAAATGATCTTTGGCCTGTATTATTATATATGTCTTCAATTTGATACCAAGTGTTAAATATTTGCGATTTGCTAAATCCTCTTTCGCCCAATCCGTATACACGCCAGTAATTTAAATCAACCTCTTTTAATCTTTCTATTTCAGCAACTAATGATTTTTCTAAAAAAGGGTTATCTTTATACGTTGTTTTATAGAAATCTGCATCTTCTCTTGGAATAATTTGATCGTAAATCCAATGAAATTCATCTGATGGGTTGTAATCCAAAACTATTTTTTCGGTAGTACGGATATTAAGCTGAAAAAAATCTTCGTAAGTTAGTTCGTTTGCCTCATTTATGAATAAATAGTTTCTTTTTGCACCTCGAATTTTCTGTGGGTCATCCAATCCAACAAATTGCACCGTATTATTTCCGAGCGTGTAAACCCAATCTTTTTTATTTAAACATTTAGGATCATATATATTAAGATTATTACATATTTCTACAAAATCTTTAAAAACGGTTTTAACTACACTAGGCATTGTTTTTCTAACGATAGTTAAGGTTTTGTTTTCTTCTTTAAGCAATTTGCTTGTGTACCAGATTAAAATATTATATGTTTTGGCTGATCTTGTACCGCCCTGCTCAATGGTTATTCGCTTATCTGATTCTTCTAAGTGTTTAAAATGTATTGTTGTTTTTAGTTGCATATGAATAAATACTTTTTTAATAATAAAGACTTACAAGTAGTATGAAGACACAAAAAAATTCTGCACTAATATTTTACTACGAATTAACATAAAGTATTAATTCTTTTCTATCTTTTAATAAATTTGTAATTGCTTCATACACTGCAACATCATTTTCTTTTTTAGATATTCCAATACAGCCTGTCGTTCCCTCTTTATTGCCATCTGGGTGTATCAAGAATCCTGTGCGATCGGTTTCAAATTGTGGCGTAAGTTTAGCTACCCACGCAAACTCTTTACCTGTATAACCCTCAACTTTATTAATCATTATAATTTTTCCGTCTTTGTCTTTTTTCTCTATCATTATTTTTTTTAGAGTGTAACATTTGTCAATTTTGTATATCCCTTCAGGTAATGCCCCTTTCCCATATTTACCGCTTAAACATTCCCACTTTTTATCCCCTATGCATAAGTTTCCCAGTTTTGTTTTTTTGAATGTATCAACAACATCAAAAATAACATCGTATTCTAAACCGGTCGAATTCGACTGGTTTAAATTATCGTTTTCCTGACGTTGGGAAAATGATCCAGAATCGTCATTTATCGTTTTTTTTTTAGTTTATCTATTGAACCGCCCAAAAAAATACGTAACACATCTTTTAAACCAAGTGTTGAAACAAGTATACCCACTATTCCAAACTCAAACCACCACGCTGTATCACTAAGTGATTTCCAACCTTCGGCCATTGTTGCTTGTGTACTTGGTATAAATGTTAGTATCATAATCATAAAAAAGCCTAAAATAATAAACTCATCAATAAATGATTCCCTCCTATTTTTTAAAACTTGCATATCATAGGTCATATCATTGGCCGATTGTGTTTCTTGTTGTTTAATTTGTGCTTTTAATTTAGCCAAATTTAGATCGATTTTTCCTTGGGCGATATCCAGTTTGCCTTGTTCTTTTATTTCTTGAATTTGCTGGTCTTTTTTGACAACATCGCCAACCGTTTTGACAACTGATCCTACCAGATTACCAACTATATTAAACATTTTTTGCACCCAGTAGGCATTAACTCAATAACGTTATAAAGCACCCCATTTGTTAACTCGTTGGCTATTTTAATAACTTCTGAAATTTCAGCAATGTTTAGCTGTTTTTCGCCACCTTCTAGTTTGCATATGTTTTTATTAAATTCTGTTATTTTCATTTTTTTTTCCTTTTGCTCAATTAATATTAATTCCGAAAGTATCAAATTCATTATACGATTCTATCACATCATAAAAGTCAGATTTGTTAAGTTCATAATCATATTTTATAAATAATTTTGAATTATGTATTGTGTAGCAAAAAAAAGTAAAGTTAAAAAAAATAGCTCTTTTTATTAAATCACTGGTCATAAATTACTTCCTTTTCATTTTCTGTGAGGTTTCGGATTGCGGATTGTACTTGGACACTTGCAAATTGTTCCATTCTTGTTGACTTGCAATTATCGCAATTAACCCTGTACATTTTTTCTTGTTGCAAAATTGTTGTTTGTATATTTAAACAACATTTACATTGAAAATTATATACCTTCACAAAATCTATATTAACATTATAAATAATATACTTGTCAATTTTTTTTTAAGGGTTGGTGACTATGAGGATAATCAAAAGTGCTTTTCACGATACTCTTGAAGCCTCACTTAGCGTCACCACACTATCTTTAAGTTAATTAAATATTAACTTTTTAACTCTATAAAGTCAATTAAAAGGTGTGTTGGTGACTATGAGGGTAATCAAAAGTGCTTTTCACGATACTCTTGAAGCCTCATTTAGCGTCACCATACTATCTTTAAGTTAATTAGATATTAACTTTTTAACTCTATAAAGTCAATTAAAAGGGGGTTGGTGACTCCAAGTTTTTGTAAGTGTTTCTCAGGTACTCACAAAAAAATTAAATATCCAGTCATTGAAACAATGCGTATCGATAGGAGCCACCCTCTATTAAATACAACCTAAATAATAACTTTAAAGCTCTATAAAGTCACTATAATTTTTCATTAAATAATCTTTATTGATGTTTTTTGGGTCTGGGGGTGTTAATTCGCCTACATCAATTAATCCTTTTAAAAGATCATAATCGCAATTAAACCAAAGTTGCATTGATATAAGAAACCGCCCATGCTCATATCCTTTTTTGTCATTATTTTTTTCGAGATCATGCATCTGGCTAGGCTTTTTTGCACTTAGCCCGATGATATGTTCTTTTGAGTCATTTTTAAAAAGGTCTTCCGTCATAAATTGCCTTCCCTAATTTCCTTGAACAATTCTTTTAGTGGATTCACACCGTTGATTACATTCTTTTTAGCCTCAATATAAACCGTATTAGAACCTTCAATCTGTTTAATATTATCCTTATTTGGACTTTCTATAAGCTCAATCTTTTTATTTCTCAAGTCTTTGTATAGCTCTTTGGCCTCTTTCTCGATAAACACCCAATGCTCAGATAGACAATCCTCACATCGTTGCTTACCAATGATCTGTTTAATGGTGTAAACATCATCATCAATAGGATTCCAGTCATAGTGATTTCTTGATTGCTTTCTAAAGCGGTCTAAAAACTCATTTACTTGGGCATCTGGTATGTTGTTAACATAATCCATAATATTTTTTAACCTTGGAGCAAACTCCGATGTCTCTGCATGTTTGCTTAATGCTTCACTCAGCACTTTTAAATCAATCTGCCTTTCTATAATGGCGGCTGCCAATGCTTTAATTTGTATTTGTTTATCTTCTTGGCCGACCATGGCATATGCTTTTAATATCATTGCAGTAACGGTTTTTTGGTAGTTATTCATTTATTTGGATCCATAATTTTAACCCAATACTCAGCTATTTTAATTGGCAATTCCTTAATCGCATAAAGCAAAACGCAACCATGTTGCTTCACAGCCTCCAGCACCACCTCCCAATCAACTCGAAATTCCTTACTCGCACACATTAACGCAGAAACATCCTGCTTTACTGCTTCCAATACCACCTCACGATCAACCTTCAATTCCTCACTGGCATACAACAACGCATACCCATCTTGCTTCATCGCTACCAAAACTTCTTCTTTTGTACTATTTTTATTAATCATTTTTTAATTCCTTCTTCTAGTTTCATTTATATACCTCCTGTAATTCGGCTATCTCGAAATAAGTCGTGATCATCTAAATCCAATATACCCTCAGCGTTGTATTCTGTTCCAAGGCTTTTGCTATTGCTTTAGCTCCTTTGTCTCCGATTCGGTTCTCATCTAAATCCAATTTACTCAGCGTTGTATTCTGTTCTAAGGCTTTTCCAAGGGCTTTTGCGCCTTCGGCTCCGATTTGGTTATTATATAAATGCAATTCCGTCAACGTTGTATTCTGTTCTAAGGCTTGTGCAAGGGCTTGTGCTCCCGTGTCTCCGATTTTGTTAGACCCTAAACTCAATTCCCTCAGCGATGAATTTGTATGTAAGGCTTTTCCAAGGGCTTTTGCGCCTTCGGCTCCGATTTGGTTATTATATAAATGCAATTCCGTCAACGTTGTATTCTGTTCTAAGGCTCTTGCTAGTGCTTTAGCTCCCATGGATCCGATTTGGTTATAACCTAAACTCAATTCCCTCAGCGATGAATTCTTTTCCAAGGCTTGTGCAAGGGCTTGAGCTCCCGGGTCTCCGATTTGGTTATCCCCTAAATACAATTTACTCAGCGATGAATTCTTTTCCAAGGCTTGTGCAAGGGCTTTCGCTCCCGTGTCTCCGATTTGGTTATTCTGTAAATACAATGTACTCAGCGATGAATTCTGTTCCAAGGCTTGTGCAAGGGCTTCAGCTCCCGTGTTTCCTATTAAAATATTATGTAAATCGAGACAATCAATGTCATTCTCACTGATACTCTCTATTGCGTCTTGTATTCCATACTTCATTTTTTTTTCTCCCTATTTGGCAATTCTACCATCCCAGCTTGTGTCTATAATGTCATCATAACTAGGCACATAATCTATAATGTCTTCCCCTTTGTATTTACGCCAATAGTGACCTGTATTTGTTGGAATTGTGAATGTGTGCCCAATGCATGATAACGCTTTTTTTTTGGAACGGTATTCTTCATCGTTTAGACATATTACACCGCAAACAAACGGGTCAAATGCTACAATTCCACTGTAATAATAATGGCATGGGTCATGGAATATAGGTACCCTATCTAAGTTTGTATTTGCAATAAGAACATTTTGCTCATAAGAGTAATCAATTATAGTAAGAATTATGTTTTCTGTGGTGTTATACCTCCAGCTATAGTATTTAGTCATATATCTAAATTCCTCTAACGAAAGCTCAATTACTCTTCCATTATCAAATTTGTATGAATATGGTTTTTCTTTAATCATTTATTTAGCTCCTGTAATTCGGTTATCTTGAAATAAGTCGTGATTATCTAAAAACAATAAACTCATCGTATCATTCTTTTTCAAGGTTTTTGCTAGTGCTTTTGCTCCCGTGGCTCCGATGTGGTTCCTCTGTAAATCCAATATACCTAGCGATGTATTCTGTTCCAAGGCTTGTGCAAGGGCTTCAGCTCCCGTGTCTCCGATTTGATTACTCCATAAATACAATGCCTCTAGCGATGTATTCTTTTTCAATGCTCTTGCTAAGGCTGCTGCTCCCTCGTCTCCGATTTGGTTACTCCGTAAACTCAATGTATTCAGCGATGAATTTTGTTCCAAGGCTCTTGCAAGGGCTTTAGCTCCCTCGTCTCCGATTCGGTTGCATCCTAACCACAATAATCTCAGCGTTGTATTCTTTTCCAAGACTCTTGCTAGGGTTTTAGCTCCCTCGTCACCGATTCGGTTATTACCTAAAAACAATACCCGCACCGTTGTATTCTTTTCCAAGACTCTTGCTAGTGCTTCCGCTCCCGTGTCTCCGATTTGTCTATTTTCTAAATCGATATGATCAACTTTATTCTCCTTGATAAGCTCAATTGCTTTTTTTAGTTTCATTTTATTTACCTCCTGTTAATTCGTTATAAATGCTTTGTAGCTTATCTTGTGGCTCTTGTTTTTTTTCGCCTTTATACTTACCCTCAACAATTTTAAGCCAGTTATTCGGACTACAGAATACCCAATCAAAATCAGCTTTCCAATCATTGCCGTTAGTTCCTAAAAGGAACGGTGAATCTTGTATGCAATTAAATATCTCTTGTAAGTTAAAACCATTTTCTTTTTGACGAGTTTTAATTCCATTAATGCGTTTGGTTGTTAACTGTCTAATTTCAGATAAATTATTACTTTTGGCAAATTCATTCCAAGATCTAAGAATTAATTGATAATGATTAGACTTCTTTTCGACAATAGTATTTATACTATTATCTTTTCTTTCTTTCTTATATCTTTCTTTCTTACATTCTTTAGTTGTGTGCGTGTGTTGTTCGCAACCTGTTCGTTTGTTGTTCGTTTGTTGTTCGATAACCTGTTCGTTTGTTGTTCTATCTGTTGTTCTCATGGATGTTATTTCGTCGTAATTTTGTATTGAAACTATGGTAAATTTTGTTGTGCTTGCTGTTGTGACTAACTTGTGCTTGTCTCTGAGACGGTATAGTGCTTTTGTTGTGACCGAACCATCCCGTTGTTGTGCGTCAGACCATGACTTTCTGCTGAATAAAACTTGCCCTCTTTTAAGCTGATATTGTATTCCATGAATCATTGAAGGGGTTTGAGCGTCATTAATCCTAGCCTTTAGTAGTAATCGTATAAAAAGCTCTCTAGCGATTACGTCAGACCCAAACCAATCGTCGATATCTTGTGGTATAGGTACTTTCCACATTATAATACCTCTGGAATATATTGTTTTACTTTATTTATATTAATTCTATACCAATTCTTTGGGGGTAATCCTCGACGTTCAGTCTGTAGTATTTCAAGATCGTACAAGCGTTTTTTTATCGCCAATTGTTGCGTTCTGGATAACCCAGTATTTAAAGACACTTGATCGGCAGTAAATAAAAGCCACTCTTGATTAGCATGAAGAAATTCATTTATCATAAAACTCATAAATAAAGCCTCTTTTGCGTTCAGCGTAGGCAGTAACCCCGTAAAAAATACAATTTCTTTTTTTTTGTTCATAGGAACTCCTTAATATTAGAATTTCACTATTTAGGTAGTGAATTTGATTATATTAGTATAATATACGCTGAAAGGTTTTATGTCAACAAAAAAAAGGCCACGCAAAAATATACGTAGCCTATAATCAAATTCAAATATAATTATACATAATGTTTTTATTATTAATCAATCAATATTATATTTATAGTTATTTATTGTTAATTTTCAATAATTTACGCATAAATAAAATGTACGATTTTTTGGATGATTTTTTTTCAACTTCCATTGCATCATATGTATTATGTTCCAAGATAAATTTCTTAAATTTTTTATTTAAAAGTAAGCTATCAGCAATTTCATGCAATGTTTTTAAATTGAACTTATTCCCAGACAAGTTTAATGTCTCTAAAGTATTATTATTCCTTAGTGATTGTGCAATTTTAATCCCAGCATGATTACTTAACCCACAAAAGGATAAACTTAAATGTTTGATTGATTTATTATTGGTCAAAATAGAAGCTAAATAATCCGCACTTTCACAAGTAATTCTATTGCCATGTAAAGATAAGCTTTTTAAATTTGTGTTTTCAGATACAGATTTATTGATAAACTTTATTTCTGTAGTATAAATATAATTTTGTGATAAATCTATTTGTGTTAGATATGATTTGTTAAGAAATGAGTCAACTAAAAATTTATATAATTTATTATTTGTTTTTCTATAGCTATTTATTTTATTAATAAAAGAAATTTTATCCAAATAAAGCAAATAATTTTCATTTTTAATTAATCTTAGCTGTATTTTATTTAGTCTAGTGTAGGCTTCATCATTGCATTGCATATTAATGTATTTTGAAACATTAGAAATTTTTTTTAATTCATTATCTTTAATAAATTTGTATATATTTTTAATATTGCTAACACTTTTAAATTTATTAGTTTTGGATTTATTTTGATTTTTTTTTAGTGTAAAAATTATTGTATTTAATATTTTCATTTTTAATTCTCTTTTCTATTATATTTAAAAAAAATAAAAATGTAACTGAAATAAAAATAATATTAATAGATAATTGGTCATGCAGATTTATTGTATTATGCCAATTTTTTACCATTTCAAAATAATTATTTAATTTCATATAAGTATTCCTAAAATTTTGCTATGGGGAACCTTTTCCCTAATTCCCCTAGCAATTAAGTTTTACCTTAAAGAGATTACATTTTTATTATATACGTATTATTTTAAAAAATAAACATTTTTATCTTTAACTTGTACATAGCCAGCTCGCATTAGCTCTGTGAACGCTTTATTAAGATTTTTTTCTTGATTAACATTTTTTGGTATAGTTCCAGTTGAATTTTTATTTCTTGCAAAAATATAGCAATAAAGCCCTTTTGCGATATAGCTAATTTCTTCGTCAAATAAAATTTTTGTTGGAATTGTTATTGTCATTTTTGTATTCTCTTGGTGCAAAATCAACACGTTGAACAAAAAATTTAGTAAGAGTTTGCTCTACGCCCTGTTTATTCATATATTTTTCTTGTAAATAATTGGTTTGAACGATTATAAAATCCCCCGCCTTAAAATTTTCTTGTATAAAAATTGCCGTGTTTTTGTATGCAACGCAATTTGCAAACTGATATATTCTTTTTCCCTCAGAATTTTTTTTAGTTGTGGATAAACATATAGTGAAATTAAGTAAAGCCTCTCCATCTTTTGTCATCCTGTAATCCATATTTTTAGCAATTTTGCCATTAAAAATGCAAATATTATTTAACATTTAATTACTCCTCTCCATATAAAATTTTTATAATATTTTTGATTCTTAACAATTCATCTTCGTTCCTGTTGTTAATACATTGATACATGTATTGTGGACTGTATCCTAATTGATTGCTTAACCAGATCATTGTTTTCTGCTGGTATATTAATGCTAACTTAATAGCGTTTTTGTTTCTTAATGCTTCAAAATCTATTTTCATCCTCTCATTATTTAATAATTTGTTTAATAATGTCAACTGTAAGTTTTTTTTATCTGATTTTTCATTTCTGAACTTAATTCATTATCAATTAAAACTGATTTTTTATTTTTGTTAAAATCGTCTTCTTTATAATCTAAAATTTCATTTGTTAAATTTTTAGATTTATCTAGTTTAAAAATTTGTTGCACAACAAAATCTTTATTAATATGAGAATGTTTAACATCTTTAACAGTTGCCTGAACCCATATTAAATTCCCTACATCAAAACAATCCAAAAAATACTCCTTCGTTTTTCCAAAAACCTTCAAATTAATGTAATCCGTTTCAAATATACCATTTGTTTTGTAGTCTCTTTTTACTGCAACTGTAAACCAACAGAATTCTTTATCTTCTATTATATCATCTATTGGAATACTACAGATACGACCCACTAATAACACTTTATTCATTTTTTTATTCTCCTTTTATTTAATGTTCAAATTATGCGTCTCAACAATTTTGCACCCAGAGATTTCAAGCCCATTTTTCAAAGCTGTTTTTATTGCGGTTTTGTTAGGTGTTAGCGTTGTTTTTGTTGTTATGTAATTTTCGGGCAAAGCATTGATACAATCTTCATCTACTTCAACAACGGTTGATTTTCTAGTTTTGAAATTAAGAAGATCTGATTTAAATTCACCATAAAGATTAATTAAGCCAATAATTGAGCGTGATAGCAATTCTATTTTAGTTTTATTACGTTTTTTCAGTGCTTGTAATCGTTTAATTTCTTCATCAATTTGATTGTTTTCGTGTTGAAGATTGTTAATGATGTGGTGATAATTGGTAGCTGTATCATCACGCTTTTCAACATTAATTGCCAATAATTCCCCAGCCTGTTCTGATACCACGCCATCATCATCAATGATATCGTTAAGAATGGTTTCGTATTCAGTTTTAATTTTCCATAATGACATTTTTTATTCTCCTAATTTATAAAACATTTAATATATTTTATTTATAAATAATTTTTATCAACCAATTGTTTTGAAAACCAATAATATTGTTTCTCAGTTTTAATCCCGTTTTTCCATGAGTCGCTAATTCCGATTAATACAGACTCATCATTCTTTGCCTGTGATAGTAGTTTTTCCTCCCATTCGTTTTTTTCTCTTGGCTTTTGTTGTTGTTGGTTAATAGCGTTTACTACTTCGTCAGCACTTGCAATACTGGAATTAATCCCAATGCCAAAATTCCCTAAACAACGCCCCACAGCGGACGTTTCGCAATTTTCAATGTAGCTTGTTTTATTGATATATGTACTGTCTTCTTTTTCATAGGCGTGCCCTGTTGAGACAATCTTATCATCAACGTATAAGGTGGCCTTCATAATACACACGCCACCTTCATTAGAAAGTATTTCTGTGAGTAACTGAGCAACTTTATAATTTTTTCTTAAATATCCGATTCGTTCATGAACTTCAACATAGTCTTTTCCCTTTATGTTAATTTTTTTCATTTCTTGTGCAGTCATTTTCTTGCTCCTTTAATTTTTGTAAATCTTCTTCACGCTCCTTTAATTTTTGTAAAAATTCTTCACTATCTGAAAGAAAATTATTAAACGATTCGGTCATATTATTTAAAATGTCATTCATTCCATTACCTCCAATATTTTTTTAGCCAATGCTATCGCCTCGTTTTTGCGTAATACTGATGTATACATATACACATCCTGATTATCAATAATTCTTGCTATAAGCTCATTGTGTTGGGTTTTAACTTCTATTTCTTGCATTAGAACAACTCCTCAGCATTTTTATTTAAATGAGGTAAATGATTGATTAAATTATCTTCTAGCTTGTATGATTTAACAATCTTCCCACTTGTTATTGGCCATCGAACACAAGTGCCGTAACCATCGCAAAAATCCCAATCATCATCCTCATTAATTTGACGATCTAGTTTTTTTAATAATTCCTTAAACATGTTATACCTCACAACTCCATACAGCATCGCAACCGTCTTCCACTGGCTCACAATCTTGGTCTTGACAGTGTTGGCACACTTCTTCGTAATATGTTGGAATTTCAAATCTATCCATTTTTATTTACTCCTTTGTTTATTTGATAAGTCTATAATACTACTTTAGTTTATTGTTGTAAAGTATTATTTTTATAAATTTATTGTATAATTATTGTATGGCAATTACATATCGAGGTATTACTTTTTCTGGTTATAACAAGCCAAAAAGAACGCCGAATCACCCAAATAAATCACATGTAGTTTTAGCTCGCTCAAAGGGTAAGGTTAAAATGATACGCTTTGGGCAGCAAGGGGTCAAGGGTGCTGGTAGTAATCCAAAGACAGCAAAAGAAAAGGCAAGGCAAAAATCTTTTAAGGCACGTCACGCCAAGAATATTGCCAAAGGGGTTTTTTCAGCGGCTTACTGGGCAAACAGGGTTAAATGGTAAACAAGGTTAAACAAGGTAAACAAGGTTAAACAGGGTAGTTATTTAGTAATTCATGAATTGACGAAATGAATCAAGCGTATTATCTGCTAATTTTGAATTATCAAAAATCCAAATATCTTTAATTATTTCTTTAAATAATTTGTCAACTTTTGAGAAATTATTGCCTGTTTTTTTAAATTCTTTATAAATTTCATTGAATTTTTTAATTGATAGTTCTTTATTTTTTCTTTTAAATTTTATTTTGCTATTATCATAAGCAAAAACGAGTGGGTTTCCAGTCCAAACACTAATCTTGGTGTTATTATTTGCAATGCATTGAGCATTTTCAGAAAGACTAACGGTTACATTATCAAATGAAATTACTTTTGTTTGATCTGTTGCTTTTACATTTAATGATCCTGTAACTCTTAATTTTGTATGGTTGGCAATCCATACAGTATGATAATTTACATTTTTTAAAATTGCGTAACCTTGTTTATCAATAATGTAATCACGATCTTTTTTTAGTTTAATGGTTCTGTGCTTATTGAGAAAAATGCTCATTTTTATAAATTCCTTTTATTTATTTTTGATGTTTTTAATTTTTAATTGCCGTATTCTGGTATCAAATCATAAAAACTATCTATTGTTAGTTTAACTTGGTCTTTTATATCAAAAATGTGTAGATTGGAACGACTCCCACAATCACACCCAATTCCAATTATTTTGGGTTGGGGCTCCTCAAATCCAGATGTTTTACTGTACTCTGTCATGGGGTTATAGAAATAAATTTCACTTAAAATTTGATGCTTTAAATACGGATAATAATGAAAAACACCGTATTCATTTTTTGTAGTTTTGAGTTCTAGCCAAAAAGTTTTAGGCTTGACCCGATCAGGCAATTTGTCTAATTCAATATAAATATAATATGTCCACCAATTTAACTCTTTGTTTCTGTATTTAACTATTTCACTGTATACAATATTGAAAGCAACATCCTTGTATTTACCTTTACGCCATTTATATTCATGTGTTATATCCATTTTTTAAACTCCGTTTATTTATTTGATATTTATATATTACTATTTTTGGTTTAATGTTGTCAATATATATCTTTTATTATTATATCGATATTTATTATTATATACTTATTCTATATTTAGTTTATTTATGTTTAGATCTTATGTTTATTAACCTATACCTATTAATATCAACTTATTAAGTATTAAGTATTAAGTATTGTTTATCTATACCTATTTATCTTTATATCTATTTATATGTATATATCTTTATGTATATGTA